CTCGAACAACTCGGTTTAAAAAAAGCCTACCAAGTCGATAGGAATCCTTTGGTGTGGTTAGATTCCATTTTAAATGCTGTTGAACATATGAATTTCTTTGAGGGTCGATCGACAGAGTATTCGAAGGCCGCGACGCGCGGGACGTGGGACGAGGCTTTCAAAGATCTAAAATCTCCATATTTTGATATGTTAGAGAAAAATAAGATTGTTGGGGAGAAAGAATTCTTTAAACCCGATGCGACATCCTGATAAAATATTCTATATAGCGATGATAAGCATTCTCATTATCGCCTTCTTTTGTCTAGGCTTCATCCCTAGATAGTGTGACATAAATGTCACACCCCTTCAAAAACCCGCATAAAACGAACTATTGTTCCAATGTAAGTGGAGATCTGAGGGCATTGATTTTTTTTTTTGTAAAAGTTTTTAGTGGTGGCACAGTGGCACAGTAGGTGTTTTTAGCGAATAAGTGTTGGTATTGTTGAATAGTAGCTGTGCCAGAGGGTCGATTTATGGTGGCACACAGTGGCACAAATGACGTCAATACTAGCTTATTTCAATTTCTATGGTGGCACAGTCTGTACGTTCAGTTACGTTCAGTATTCGCGGTTTTTGCGACCCTTTTTAAATTTTAAAAAATAATTAAAGGGGTCAAAATCCTACTTATATGTTAAAATGAATTATGGCTAGATCAAGAAGACGTAAAAAATCTAAATATAGACATGTTGTTATAAAAAATAAAAAGTATTATTTTTATAAAATTAAATGGGTTGACATCACTGGAGACTCAGGGCATGCTACGGCTGAAGAATTTGGAAAGTTCACACCCAATGAGATGTTGAGCTTTGCATATATCTTTAAAAAAGATAGGAAACATGTTTGGACGTTTGCTAGTTATGATACAACCGAAGAAGCATTCTCTGATCGAAATGTTTTTCCTATCGGTGTGATACTAAAAATGGAGAAGAGAAACATATGATTAATAAAACACTCGTTAAAAATATGTCAGGTGTGAAGTGGAAAGAGATTCCACCAGTCAGAGGACCCAATCCTCAAGGCTTGAAGAAACCTAGTGATATTCGTAAAGTTTTAAAACGACATCAAGCTAGAAGAGTTTTCCCATAAAAATAACCCCAGGAATATATGTTAACCTACATCAAGCGATGTTATCACTTCTGGAATAATATCTTTAATGATCACCAAGGACTAGTTTTGTTTCTTATGCTACTGGTGATTTATTTAGATTGTTCTTTTCGTCCGTAACATCTATAGCCACCCCATCAATTAAAACTTTGTGATCTTCTAGAATCTGTTTCATTTTAGTTTCTAGTTCAGCTTCTGTTAGTTGATCCAGGTTTCCATACTTAATAATCTTCTGGTCCACATAAAGGCCAGCAGCTTTGCCTCGTGCTACTTCTGCATTTACTGCGGCAGACCATGCACCTTTTTTTAATGCGTCTTCTCTAATTTTAGCAAGTTCAGTAATATGTCTTTCAAAATTGATTCCATATTTTTCTTGTACTTCTGCTCTTAACTCACCAATGTATTTAACAACGAGTGGACTAATTCTAGGATTTCTTAATTCTGATGCTGCCTGTCTAGGTCTGGAAGTATACCCTGATGATCTTGCACATTCCGCAGGGCTTTTACGACCCTCATTATATACAAGTAATTCAGCGAATTTGATTTGTCTTTCGGTTAATCTGGCTGGAACTCCCATAGTTGACTTGTATCGTACATTAGCGTACAAGTCAAACATGAACAAAACAATAAAACAAATAGAAAACGAAAATCCTTGTCTTAGCGCGAGAGGTATTGAGGATTATCCTGAAGATGTTATAGAGAATGAAAAAATAAGCACGGCTTATCCTCGTTCTTTTGAGGTAACTTGTAAATGGATTAAAGATAATTGTATATCAAGAAAAAGTATCAATAAAGATTTTAGTAGTTATTGGTTAAAGCATGTTTGTGAAAGAAACATGGGTCATTACATTCCTAATGGGTGTTTCATCGCAGCGGCTTTGGCAAATGGTTATGAGTATCAAAATGACTGTGGCTTTGGAGAAGTTAATGCATGTTTTAATATTTCTTCTAAAAATTTAAGGGCTTTAAATAAAGGTGGCGGTGGTTCTTGTCTAGATGATGAATAATTTATGAACATATTTCTATTGTTATTTGCTCTACTAGGTGGTTCTCAAAACAATCAAAGTTTTGATCCAGCTAGTATATTAGTTAAACAAATCGTTAAAGGTGTGTACGATGAAACTCGAGTCCAAACTTTGGCTGTTATTGAAGAAAAAAACGCCCTTGATTATGTGGACAAGATTAGAATCTTGGAGTAGCTTCGGTACTCCTGATTGCTTGGGATACAATGATTCTTGCGGTTTTTTCATGTGCGAACTTAAAGTCGTACGTGGTCATAAAGTAAGCTTTTCACCCCATCAAAAACTCTTTCACATCACTCGTCCCAACCGGAATTTTATATTAGTTCAACAAGCGCCGAACGGCGCTCCTTCTTCCATAAAACTTTATGGCTCATCCGCGATCCTCGGTCTGATAGAAGACGTGCGCGAAACGCCGGCCTTGGCAGTCGATGACTGGGAATTGATTCAGCAAAAATTTTTAGGAGTTAAACCCAACTAGGTTGGTTCGAAAGCTTTAAAGCTTGAGCGCTTGAGCGCTCGCGCCCCGCGGTGCGCTTGCCCGCTTGTACGCTCGTGGGCCCACCCACCCGCTTGAGAGCTTGTCCGCTTGAGCGCTTGTGCTCTCTTCTTTTTTTATTTTTTTAGTGCTTCGGATATGTGACATTGGAAATTTTTCTGTCCCAGCAAGCCCGGCAGGTCTTGCAGCTGTTACCCTGCTTCAAGGCTGGACAGCTCACACTAGTGGCGCCGTAAATGGGCGCGTCTCGATCATAGACTGTACTGGCCCAGGGCCAGCTCTTCACCGGTGGTTGATTAATCTTGTGGGAACTAAATCTTATTATTAAATTTTGCGGAACAACTTTAGGATCTAAAAATTTTAAGAATTGCGCTTCGCGCGTCGGTAGCCAGTGCCGGGTGTCAGGCGTGGCTGTGCATATTTCAAATATATTACATAAATGCTTCGCGCTCTGGATGTCGCCGGAGTCGTGCCAGCGGAACACGTCGCGCCCTTTAATTAAAACAATCATGGCTTGCACCCATCTCGGGTCTTCTAAAGCTTTCAACCTACGGTTGAGCGCCTTCTGTACGTTCGGGAATCGGTAACGGCCCTTTAAAGCATAACAGCCCGCGCAAATCGAGCCGCGAACCTTCGCCAGCTTCTGGCCAGTCAGACATGCGCTGGCCGGCAGGTTATACGCCGGGCCCGGCATTTTAGACGGAGCGCTTAGGCCGCCGGTGATTTGTTTAGCTTCTTTTTTTAACATTCCTATAAATTCCTATACTATAGACCGCAGCTTGTCAACCTGCTTGAGAGCTCGCGGGCCCACCCGCCCTTACCACTTTGTAATAGGCGTTTTTTTAAACTGCTTGAGCTCTTTAAGCTTGCCTTTCAGAACTTCGATGCGCGGTCCAAAGGGGCGCCAGTTCTGAGATACGACATTCATCTCACTGGCCAGGGTTACCATCTGGGCATTGGATGCATTGCTTATTTTGAGCGTTATGTATCTATGTTTCATTTTTTGTTTGAGCGCTTGCAACCTTGTCTTCAGGCTTCCACCCGTCCGGAGGCGCGTTCTCTTTGTTAATTTTTTTGACTAGTTTTTTTAATGTCATAGGCCGGGCGGGCTTCAGGGCCCGCTCGGCGTTCATTTGTTTGAGTGATTTAAATTGCATTGACTTCCGGCTGGCCAGTCACCTGCTGCCAGGCGCCATCGCGAAACACTTCTGTGAGCTGTGTCGCATAGATGCTGCCGGCTTCAGAGAACATGCCAATCGTTGCACCATCGGACCATATCAGGATGGTTCTCTTCAGTCCCCTGCCTTGCTTTGGAGACTCTAAGAGTTTACCGGTGATCGGGGTTCCCAGCTGTGTGGACCGGATCATGTCATTCTTTTTTAGATTTTTATATTTTATATTCATAATTAAGGATCTTATAATATCCCATGTTAAATGTCAACCCGCTTGAACGCTTGAGAGCTTGAACGCTTGCGACCTT